GTTGCAGAATCAACTAGCAAAGGTGCGGCAACCCCTTGCCCTTCCATATCGGGAAGAGGCGTACCAGCGACCCACCGAATAGCGGGTTTTCTGACGTAGGGGTTGTTGAAATCAGACATTACTTCTTAGCTTTAGGCTCTTCAACTACCTCCTCAACGGGAGACTCAATCACGGTGATCTCTTCGATCTCTGGACGAGTGTCGAGAGTGAGGTTAATCGTATTCTGGGGGAGGGTTTCTAAGGTAGGCATGGTCGTGGATGGTTAGATGATGGGTTCTGGAGTTGGAGAGGGTTCGGCTAAAATGCGTTCGCATTCTGCGGTGATCGCTTTGTCTGTAACGGACTTAGGAACACCCTCCTCACGGTAGAAGTAGGCATTGCAGACAGGGTATCCGAGGTTGTTACAAGCAGCACCCCACACGGTTTTGAGTAGTTCGTCTTTGGTCATGATATTAGGCCAACTTCCAAAGCTTTATAGTGGTGCGCTGGTCGTCTCCGAGTGTGGTTCCAGTAAATGTCTGATTGTAAATAGCGCTTCCAACTTTAAGTGTTCCAGCAGAAAATAAAGGGAGAATCTGAAGTCTCATTGCTTTAGTTGAAGCAATGGTAAACTGACCTTTAAGATTGAAACTTGCTGAATTGGCAGAGTTTAGTCCATCTCCGATCATAGCCGATGTCCTACTTACATAACTACTATCGGTTGTGTTGTATAAACTAAAAATAGCTGAACCAGTGTAACCACCAGAAGCATTATAAATTCTAACAAATGCCTCAAAAAGATAAGTTCCAGAGGCAAGAGTTAGAAGGTTGCTGGAAATACTCCCGAAATTTCCAACATCTGTAACCTTTGTATCCAAAGTTAAGGTTGTGATAGCATTTGTTGTAAGCGTTTGGTCGGAAAAACTTGGATAAGTCACCCACCCATATTCCAAATAAGGATTTGCTCCGCTTCCAATGAGTGTTGATAGATTCATTTTAGTAAATTCTCCAAGTTGATCCGTTGTAGACTGCCGCGATTCGCTTACCCGATACGTTACAGACAAGATCCTCGCTTAAGCCCTCAATCGTGTTGCCATTACGGGCAACCGTGAGGTTGTTCGTCGCCCAAGTGCGTCCTGCGTCAGCAAATGTCACCATCGTTCCGAGGGTAGGAGTGGCGGGTAGAGTGATCGTGAAGGCAGAAGAGGTCGTGTTTGCAATAACCCTATCCCCTTCTACTGCCGTGTAGTTGGCAGTCTTGGATACCCACGCATTGTTGCCAACCGATCCCGCAAGTCCGGCAGGGGTCACTGATCCTGCGGCTACACCATTGGCAAGAGTCGCCACCGATGCCGTGCCTGTAAATGTAGGGGCAGTTAGATTGCCAGATGCGTCCCAAGTGATATTGCCGTTGCAAGAGAGTTTTTCTGGGGTAATTGCTGCGGCGGCAATCTTTGCAGTTGTAATCGAGCCATCAGCGATGGCAGAGGCAGTCTGCGATACCCACGAGGGAGACCCACCTGCCGATCCAATTCCTAAAACAAATGGGGCAGATCCGCTTGTTGCTGCCGTGTCAGGGATGGTGTTGCGGCTCAGTTGCTGTGCCTGCATGGTCACTTTGTCCAAAGCCTTTTCAATCGTTGCGGCAGGGAGACGATCCCCCGTGGTGAGGGAAGTCAGTTGAGTGTATGGAACGGAACGAGTGATGATGACAGTCGAGGTGGCAGGAATAGCTGCCGTGGTAACGACCGATCCTGTTGACCCGTTGCCGCCAGACACCGTGTAATTGGTCGTGATCGCGAGGAGAGTGGAGACTCCCGCCGAAGTCACCGAATAAACCTTTAGGTCAGAGGCATCGAAAAAGGGGAACGACACCACATATGCCGTCACCGTTGAGGCATTGCCCGTGTAGGATACGGAGGATGTGGAGGAAGAGATAGACATCGGGTGAGTATATACACCCCTCAAAAGGGAGGGGCAACCTGTTTCAACTGGACATCTCTCATTTTATTCGGATGCCGTTTTGACCGCGTTCTTTCCCGCCCCAAAGAGGTTGGAGGCGAGGTGGGTGAGGGATGCTGCCGCGGCGATATTTCCGTTGAGCATGCCCATCCCACTCAAGAGGTGATCGAGATCCTTCAGTGCCATCTCCCAATCCGCGTTACCGTCAAGGTACTTCGGGATGTGGGTGAATGGACTGACCGCACCCTCCATCGAGAAGAGGTTGCCGCTCGGTTGGTACTCGCCTGCCGCTTTGAAGGCGACCGCTTTAACGGCATCGCCGATGAGTGGGATGCCCTGCAAGAAATCTGTGCCCCAATTCAGCATGAAGCGGGCGAGCGACCAATGCTTTTCATCGAAGACCTCTTCGTCGTCGCTGTCCATCGCATCCTTCCAAGCATTGCGGATGAGGGTGCCGACCATCGAGTTGAGGACTAGCAGTGAGAACGCCACCCGCAATTTTACGGAGGCGGGTCGCTCGGCGAGAGCGTATGCAGCAAGTCCGAGATTCTTGCGGGACTCGGAGGCGAATGCCCAACCGACCCGTGCAAATGGCCCCGTCTGCGTATTTTCAAAGACTGACCTCGCGCCCATGCGGGTAGGTTGTGCGAGCTTGTCTGTGGCCCTTTCTGCAACGCTATGGGCATACTCTTCGGGGGAGGGGATGCCCATCTGCTTTGCCTGCTTGAGATGGTAGTCGTACACCATCGCGTAGGTGCCCGCGGTGAAGAGGGCATCCGCGCCGGAGATGAGGCGACCGAGTTTCTCGACCGAGTGCTTGAGCATGTTCGGCTTGTCCGAGTGGAGACCCTCCATTGCCTGCCGGACGATGGGCGGCATCTCCGCGAGTCGGCGTTGGATGTAGGGAGACTTGAGTGCTTCGCCCCATCCGAGATTGCCGGAGAGGAGCTTGCTCATGCGGAGGATGTAGGCACCCGTAGGCATCTCCGCGAGGGAGGCACCGAGTTGGGTGGATTGAAGGAGGATCGTGCTGATGCGACCTACCAGTGCCACCTGCGCGGCTCGCCCTCCGAGTTTGGATAGCGTCTGATTGAGACCGAGTTGGTTAGCGGCATCACGCACACCCCCTTGATCCATAATGTCGAGGTGCAAGTTGAGCACCCGCTTCGCCTCCTCGCCACCCTTTGCCTCGATAGCGTTCTGCACATCACGGTTGCGGAGGATCCCGTTGACCTCCTTCATGAAGGGGGCATATGCCAGCCAATGCTCCATCTGCATCGTGTGCGCTTGATAGGTCTGTAGAACGTCCGCAAACTTCGGTTCGGCGATCTGTACACCGCGGGTGCGAAGGGCACTTGGAGACGATCCTCGCCCGCTTGTAACGGCACCCGTCACGGGGTCGTTGGTCATTCCCTTCGGTGCGGTCACGGGGGCAACCGTCACGGGTGAGTAGTTGGCGATCTGAGGAAGCGATACCCCGTTCAGTTCGGTGTAGACCTTATTGATGGCGTGGTATCCTGCCGCGTACTTGGCCAGCAGGAAGGATCTGACTGCCTTTGCCTCCGGCGAGAGGGAATCCTCCAGTGTTTTGACGAACTCATCGTTGTAGTGCCATGAGGACATTGGTCTTCCGGCATCGTCGAGCTTGCCCTGCATGTGACGCTTACCGTCCTCCTGCATCCACAGCATCGTCGCGGAAAGTGCCTCAAGTTGGGAGAACTCAAGACCCGTCCACGGTGTGCCGACGAATGGCTTGATCGTCTTCTGCGCCATGTCGTAGCGGAGCTTCTCGCCCGCGAGCTTGCCGCCCGCCAGTTTGGTGAAGAGGTCGGCGATCTCGTCCATCTTCGCATTGGTGCGATCCACCTTCCGGTTAGATGCTGCCCGCTCTCCGTTGGCAAGTAGGTTGGTGGTCTCGGAGTTCTCACCGAAGAGGACACTCACGAAGTGATCCCACGAGAGGAGGTTGAAGTACCCCTTCTTGAATTTGCCGCCGAGACCGTTCTGCTTCTTGTTCTCCTCTTGACGCTCTCGGAGTAGACCATCCTTTCCGGTGTTGGTGATGGCCTCGGATCGACCCGCGTCACGATCCACCTTCTCCTGCGCGAGTTTCTGAAGGAATTTGACGTACCCCTGCGACCATGTCGCTTTGAGCATCTCAAGTGCCTGCCGCTTCGCATCGGAGGTCTTGTTCTTCCAATCACCGATTGCGGAGACGAGGTCTGCCTCACGGGTGAGTCGAGCCTCCATCTCCGGCGATAGGTCTTCAGCCTCAAGACGGGAGTCGAGTCCGGCAATGTGAGCATTGACCTCGTCAGTGTTCCACTCCCGCGCCTCGCGCACGATGGCGAACATCTTCTGAATGTCGGCACCGATGCCCTTCGGCTTCTCGCCCGCCTTCGCCTTTTTGGGGAGGGTAGCTTGAAGGAACTTGTAGATCGACTCGTCGTACTCTTTGGATAGGTAGCGTTCTAGTTCCTTATCGAGCATGCCGACACGCTTGATGAAGAAGTCAGCGAGAGCTTTGTCTCCGGTTCCAATGTTGGCGAGGACACTCATGCCGCCGACCCGACCACTCACTTCGTAGGGGAGGGTCTTGAGAATGCCGTCGAGTTCGATCAATGCCTGCTTGAGTTTCTCATTGCGGATCTTGAGCGAGGATGCGCCCGCATCCTGCATGCCCTGTAGCGTGTCCCGATTCTTCTCCAGCACGGAGGTGAAGCGTTGCTTCGCCTTCTCGTAGACTGAGAGCTTTGGTTCCGAGAAAGACTGACTGCCCTGCATCGCGGCAGTGACGGAGTCGATGTTCTCTTGGGAACGGATGGAGAACATTGTCTGACCTCCCTCCTTGATTGTGTCGCGCATCTCTGGCGTGATCTCAACTTTCCAGATGGGGGTTGTTTGGGGTTTGGTTAAGTTTTTTTCAGCCCATTCTTTTGCATCTTCATGCGACAGCATTCCCGTGCCGCCTTCTGCAATTACACCCTTAGTCCTAACCCTATATCTATAATCATTGGCCCTCGTGTCTCTGTAATTCTCAATATGGTAATCCGCTGGTTCAGTTGTTTCCACCTCACCCCCCTCAACCTTCGCGCCCCACTTTTTGACGTACTTTGCGATCTCTTTGGGAAGGATCTGATCGTAGAAGCCCTTCATGCCTTCGCCACCTACCTTGAGGTCGAGACCCGAAAGTTTTGTCATCGGCACAACATCACCGTTGGAAAGTTCGATATCGGACTTGTTTCCTTCTCCATTAACTATTTTTTGGGCTACTTCCTTGCCTACTGCATCGGGCAATTCTTCTGCCGTCATACTGCGCTCAAAAACAGTTTCGCCGTTTTTGCCCTCTGCCCTAATCCCGTAAAGGTGGGCGTTTTCTCCAACGCCCTTGTTGTAGCCAATCCAGTTGACTTGCTTACTCAGATCATAGCGTTCTGCCTGCGTATCGCCGCTAGTCCACCCGATCCACTCCTTGCCGCTTGCGACTGCATCACGCAAGGCTCGCTTGAACATCTGGATAGACCAATCCTTGCGGAAGGGGGCATCTGGGATGCCTGCATTGCGAGAGGTGAACATTTGTTGCGCTTCTTGCTCTGTGTCGCCCCATGCAAACGTTTTGCCTTTTGCGTCTTTTACAAAAAACAAAGCAGACCCATTATTGACTAAATCAGTTGGGTCGGGATTAGCTTCCACCGTATATCCAGCAGGAAGCTCGCCATCATACCCTTTTTCTCTTCCCGCTTGATGCCTATCAGACTGAATCTCCTCAATGAAAAGACCATCTTTCCCCGTGGAGTCCTTGCGCTCATCTAGCCTCATGTGGGCTACCCGTTTCATATTTACAGGATCATTTGAATCTCCATAAACGTGCGCTCTCGGAAAGTCGCGCCAATCCTCAACGGATGGATCAATTAAATTAACCTCTCGGTAGTTCTCTCCTCCCGCTAAAACATATTGCCCGAACTTCGGCTGCTCTGACATGCCTGCACCTTTCAGTTCAAGTGCTTCTGCACGAGCGGTCATGTGCTGTGATTCTTTCCATAAGGCATCTGCCTTTTTGGGGTTGGTCTTTTGTTCAAATCTTGCCCCCCGCTCTAATTGCTCCTGTTTTGCGTAAAGTTGCTCCGTGGTGCTTCTGTCTCGGATGTTTTGAAGGCGCATCATTTCCGTGTATGTGCCTTCTCCGTGCTCGTCGTCTATTGCGCCCAACGGTGCTTTTGCGTTTTCTTTTTCTAAGAAAGCTAATCGTGTTTCATCTTCAACTGACAAGACCTCCTCCGGTTTCGCCCCGAACATTTTCTCCTCAAACTTAATGGCACCCTCGTTCTTAAGGTAATCAAGAACCTCTGCCTTAGTGACACTCTTCTTGCCCTCAAGAAACCCCTCAAGATTGCTCCACTTGATTTCGTCGGGCTTGACCCCCGATCCCTTGGCGGGGTCAATAATGGCCCTAATCTGTTCGACTGATGCTTTATTCGGCATCTTGTCGGAAACCGTCTTTTGGAGTTGTGAGTAAAATCCGTCTTTGAGGTCATCTTGGGCGCGGATGGAGAAGGAGGGTTGATCACTAATAACTAATGACTTATGTAAGTCCGAATCGCCACTCTTGACGGCAGTTAGAAGTTGTCCGATAGTAATGTTGACTCCAGTAGAGGAGGGCGATTCTTCTTCGGAAGGTGCACTGTCGAAAGACTCTGTTAAACCCATGTCCATGCTGGAGTCACTTATTTTATCCCCAAGATTAAACTCATAGAACACACCCGTGTTCTCTAAATACCTTTTGGGTTCCCTAACAACAAAGTGTGAGGCGTACATGTCTGCGCCTATCTGCACGGGAATAGCAAACCGAGAGAATGCGCGGGTAGATTCTTCCTTCTGCTTGCTTGGATCTGGAGATGTTCTGTCCACAAGTATTGCACTTCCGACTAACTCCTCTGCTTGTAGCATTGGTGCCATCTGCTCTGACTTCCTCGCCTTTGAAATAGACTCCCCACGGGACTCTGCCGTGAATTTGACCTCCATTCCGGTATCACGAATGGTGATCTCTTTGCCTTTTAATTGCGTGTGAATGAAATCACGCACAAATCTCCGTAGATCCCGCGGGTTGGTTGGGATGCCATCTTGCGGGAAATTGACGACCACCGGATCAATGGTCACATCTGAAGTATCGCGCAATGAGTAGGAGGTATTGGACTCACCCTTAATCTCACCCGCGACCCTGTCGCTCTCCCTGTCAAACATGATCTGAGGATCAAGACCTACGGACTCGGCGAGGAATGACTCAAAGTCTTTGTCAATCTTACCCGCGGCAAATGCCTCCTTCAGCTTAATGGCACGGAGCATTGCCTCCTTAAAGGCAAGCAGGAGCTTCTTCACATAGTCCACAAAGGACTGAGGCATGGCAGACTCATCGATCCGGCCTGCTGCGTAATCCATTCCGATCTTTGCGATGTTCTCCATGACATCGGTCTCGGTCTCGCGGGCATACTTTGTTCCAGTTGCCTTCTCGGTCTGCTCTAGCCATGACTGCAACTGAGGCATGGTAACGCGACCCTCTGCGAGTGCCCGCTTCACAAAAACGTGATTGATCTCCTCAAAAGCATCCTCCGGTTTTGCGTTCTCTGAGAGCGAAATGACCCCGCGGAAGACACCTTCGGCAGTCGTCTCTATCTTGGCACCTCCGAGGATGTTGACTTTATTGAGGTCGGCATCCGGCTTGATGTCACCGGACTCAACTGCAAAGGCAATGCGTTCGTGGAGGTTGGCAATGCCCGCCTCATCTCCCGCTTCCTTCATGCGGTCGAGTTCCTGCTGGACGGTGCGCGGTGCCTCTACGGTCGCGGTGTTGGTAGGATTCTGCTGCTGCCACCAATCAATGAGGTCACGAACGGCATTCTGCTCACTCATGTCTGCCGCCGCAATCCGGTCGGAGACGAGACCGCGGGCAGCTTCCTCATCGGAGAACCTGCCGAGTTCCTTACCTGCCGGATCGGAGACGACCCACTCGGTCTCTCCTGCCGCGTTCTTGACGGGTGCGTAGGTGTCCATCTCCTTTGGTTTGGAGGTGGTCTTGGATGCGTCCTTAATAAGCAACTCGGAACCCTTTGCAATGTCCTCCGGTGTCCGTGCGCTATAGACTTCCTGCCAACGGGCAGTGGCCTCCTCCGCGGATTCTGCGGCAAGCACATGCTCGGCGTTTGCCCCGAAGACACCGTTGTAACCCATGATCGTCCGGTTGAGTTGGCGGGTCGGATCCTTGAGGTCGCGGAAGGTAGCGACACCTGCGCCGACTCCACCCATAAAAGCGATGGCCCAAAACCTACGGGCATCAAACACTTTGAAGTCGTCCCATGTAGCGGTCTGCTGGATGTCGTCACCCATCGCGGTTGCGGCACCCTCCACTGCGGCAGGGAGAGCATCCTGCGCGGTCTCCACTGCATACTCAAAACCGACTGCCTCCATCACACGGAGTCCGGCTCGCACTGCTTTGTTGCCGAGTTTCTTGATGTAGTTGTCCACCAGTTTCGGCATGATGCCTTTGATCAATCGGATCTGGATAAGGTCACCAACCGCTTCAAATGCACCCTCGATCTCCGAGAGTAGGTTCAAGTGCTCAAGGTCACCATCGGGGTTCTTGAGCAAAAGCTCATTTAGATGCATTGCTTGGTATGCCTTGTAACCAAGCACGGGGTTAATTGCTGTGGCACCCATAGGCGCAATAGAGGAACCGACATCAAGGAGCATTTGCTCTCCAGTTCGTGCCCATGTGCCTGCTTTTGAGATGGGTTCGATAGGGTCGATAGCGTTCTGAGCAAATGCCTTTAGCTTGATGCCCATCTTTGCAGATTTAATCTTGTCCTCGACCTCTGACTTGAAAGCGGCAACCTGCTCTGGAGTTGCCTTACGGTATGTCCCAACCCGTTTAGTTGTGTCTCCTTCAGCAACTATGTCGGCGGGATTCAGCGGATGACCGTCTCCGTGGTATCTTGCCGCTTGAAGTGCGCGGGAAAAGTCGGTGTCTTGTCCTCCAAAGGGACTGATGCTGCTGTTATCTAAATAGATGTCCTCGCCTGCATTGATCTTCTTTTGGAGCTTATCCATCCCAAGCAAGTTAAATTGGGTGTTAACATCTCCGGCAAAGTCTCCTCCGCGAGAGATGCTCTCTCCGAGGTTCTGGAAGAACCCCTTTGTTGCCTTCTTGTCGAGCTTCTCGCGGCTCGATGCGACCTGCACATAGGAAAGGATCTTGTCCATCTTGTCGGCAGGCATGTCCTTGAACATGGAACCGAGCTTTTGGATGTCCTCGTCGCCCACCTTTCCGGTGGTGAAATCATTGAGAACCTTCAGTGAGGTGGCGATCTCCTTACGGATCGGAGCAACATCCTTCAGTGTCTTGAGGTAGATGACGCGGGCATTCTTGTCGTAGGTCTCGCGTTCCTTCTGATCGGCAATGAGCGGTGCGTTCTTCTGCGTCCACACCGATGTGATGTCGGTCGGGAAGTCTGCGATGCCGCGGTGGTTGCCGTAGTCGGTGTCCTCAAGTGCCTTCAGCACGGTGTCCGAGTAGAGTTCTGTGACAGCTTCGTGACGCTTGAACTGGTTCTCCACATGCCCGCCGAGTTGGTTGCGGAACTGAGCCTCTGTCTTTGGCATGTCCCAATTCTGAGCCTTCACATACTCCTGCTTCGCCTGCTCGTAGTTCATGCCGACCTCTGAGGGGTTCTTGCCCGTTAGGTAGGCAAGACCATTGATGTTGATTGACAGATCGCGGAAGTCTTGCGGGTTATCGTCCACCTTAGAGGCATCGATCGCCTCCGGTGTTACTCCACCGTTGTTGACGGGGTCTTGGAACGCGGCATGCCACTTGCCGAGTTCGGGGTCGAATGACTGCTGGAGACCCGTAGGCGCGGGCTGAAAGTTATTCAGACTCTCCGTGAAGGGAGTCTGGAGATCGAGTGACGGTTCGGGTGTGGGTGTTTCATCCATGAAAGTTTATCCGCGTTGGACTCCCACGATCTTCTTGCCCTCGTAGGGGTTCTGATCGGGGCCGTTTGGGTTGTAGAAATCGACGCGACCCTTGAGTCCCTTGTCGGTGGTGTCGTCGTTGACTGCGGCGATCTTCGTGCCGTCATCGAAGTGCAGGATGATCGGGTCACCCTTCTTGATTCCTGCGGACTTGATCTGCTGCTTGATCTCACGGGAGAACCCGACACTGCCATCGGCGAGTTTGTTGTCGTGGTCACCGATCCCCTTCGCGGTATTGGAGTCCATGTTGGGGTCACCCTTGTACCCGAAGGTGGTTCCCGTTCCGGCGATCTTGATGATCGGGCTAGAGTTGTCGGATGTCTTGATCACGGGAGCAGGCACACCCTGCTTCTTGAGCCACAGGAACCCACCGCGTTCTGTCTTTGGGTTTGCAGCACGGTAGTTGCGGGTCGCCTCATTGATGATCTTATCGGCATCTGCTTCGTTCTGTGGGCCTGCTGCGCGAACCTTCTCCATGATGGAGTCGCGGATCGCCGACCCTTTTAGGTAGCTATCTAGTTCAGCTTTTGATGCGGTGCCCTTGCGGATCTTTGCATCCAGCACGGAGAGTTTCTCGTCGATGAGTTTGCCGGAGTCAAAGATCGCGTTGACCTTCTGCGCCGCGTTAGTCATGACACCCGTCTCCGGCTTGAGGTTGCCACCATTGCCGACCATTTCCGCGTACTTCTTGTCGAGGGCATCGATCTGCTTGGAGGCAGCAGGTTCCGGCACGTTGCCGAGAATCCATGTCTTGCGCTCCAGCAACTCGTTACTCTTGTTGGTCTTGTCCTTCGGGTAGGTGTTGACGAGATCCTGCCCCGCACTGGAGTAGACCTCTCCCTCCGGTGTTCCGGCGCGATTGTTGGTGATGCGGGATCGGACTGCCTCCTTTTGGGAATCCGGCATGTCCTTGAAAAGCGGGTTGGTGTCGAGTTGCTTAGGGTCGATGATCTCCTTGGAGTCGATCAACTGCTTCAACTGCTCGACGTTGTTGCCCCACAAATTGGTGTTGTATGCTGCCTCACCCGCCTTTCCGAGCTTAACGAGGTTCTCGGCACTGACATCGGGGGCACCCTTCATGGTGCCGCCGGACTCTCCGAGTGCCATGACGGTCTTGTAGAGAGTGCCCGTCTTGTCGGCATTCATTTCGTTGAGGATGCTGTGGAACTGCTGGTTGGTATTGATGGAGGTCTCGTAGCGAAGACCATCCTCTGCCGTCCACGACCCGTTCTTAATTCCAGCAGCAACGATCTCTTTGGCCTTACCCCAATCCTGTCCCGTCATCGCGGTCTGATACGCTTTGAGGTTGTTGGTGGCATGCTCCTGCCGCATGAAGACATGCGCCTCATTTGCTGCCGTAGCGAGGCCCGTGTGAAACTCTTTGATTGCCTCCATGCCGAAGACTCCCTGCGCCTGCGGTGGGAGTTTGGCGAGGATGTTGGAACCATTGTCGCCCATGATCTCCTTCCAGTGGGTCGCCCTTTGCATCACCGAGATGTTCTTTTCGGGGTCGTTGATGTCTTGGAAATACTGATCCTCTAGCTGAGTCTTCGCGTTGTAGTAGTTCGCGGTGTAGTGAGCCTCTGTCTCCTTATCTTTACCCTTCGCGTTGTAGAGCATGCCGCTTGCGAGGTTGGCACCACCGGAGATGATGTCGTTGCCTGCTGCCGCGGTCGCTTTCCCAACGATGCCCGCGTTCTGAGGGTTCTGCATGAGACCCTCAAACCCGCGAGCGATGTCTGCCTTTGCCGCCCCACCGACTTGATCACCCGCGTACTGTGGGTTCATGGTCATGTTAGCGACTGCTTGAGACGCATTCGGGATCTCGGAGAGCTTAATTACTGCCATATTAGTGGTTTCCTTTGCCTCCGAATCCGAAGAATGATCCCAAGAGGGAAGGTGAAGATGTCTGCTGCGAAGGGGTAATGCCGCCCATTGCCTTCTGATAAGACCCGTACTGCATGCTGGCGTAACCGTAGTTGCTTGCCGCACTGCCGAGTTGGGAGATGGCACTGCCGTAGCCCGCGATCATGGTGGCATCTGCTTGATTGTTTGCTGCCTGCTGCTGAACCCCCGCGGAAGCAATCCCCATCTTTTCCGACCAGTTTGCCATCTGCTCCGCGTACTGGTACTGCTTCGCTGTCTCGCGGGTGACCGCGGCTTGATAGGTCTGCATTGTGCCCGCCCAATCCTTTTCACTCGCGGCGACATTGGTGTTGTAGAGGGCATCCATCCGAGAGAGTTGTTGCATACCCTCGTTGTAGGCTTGCACCACCACAGGGGAACCGGAGTCCACCACGACACCACTGCCGCCGACTGCCGCTTTGTTTGCAGAGTTCTGAGCGTCCTGCCCCTCGATCATTCGGTTGATGTTCTCGCCTCCGAGCTTCTCTGTGACCCGTGCTTGCTGGTGCAGGTTCGCCGCGTTCTTGTCGGCGACATCGGCACTTGCCATTGCGGTCGCGTAGTTGAGTTGTGCTTGGTAGCGGGAGACTGCCGCCGATGCCCGCGCCTGCTGCTTGGAAAGTGCCGAATTGCTTGCTGCGGCAGATCGTTGTGCCGCCGCGGATTGGGAGGAACCGTACAGGGAAACGCCACCACCAATGGCGGCAGCACCCAATCCAATGCCTGCTGCTAATACTATGGATGCCATGACAGTCTTTCCCTCCCTTCAAAGCAGGACTGCTTGAACCCTTCGGGGAGCAGGTCGTTGGTGGACTCCGTGTTGAGTTCGACGAACTCGTCGGGGTCGGTGAGAGCGGTCGGGTGGAAGCAGGTGAGGACGAGATCCTCGTAGACCGCGAAGACCCTCCGTGTGCCGATCTCCGTGATGCCCGTGTGGGGTGCACTGACGCGGGTGATGCCACCCTTCTCGTCCACGATGTCGCAGACTCCTTTGGAGATCACGAAGGGGTGCTGAGTCAAGTGCGTCCGGCTTGTGAAAACAGTGCCCGCGGGAACATGCACTTCGCGGATGTAGAGACCCTCCGTGAAGCGATGGATCACCGGAACTTCCAGTTGCGGGAGCTTCGCAATCTCAGCCTCAAAGACATCCATCTTCCTCTTGTGGGTGAGGGGTGTGGTGGCGAGATCCATGAGGGGTTCTTTTAGCACATCCATATATACACCTCAAGCCACTACTGACCTGCCTCCGCGGAATCCCAACTTGCTGCGATGGCGACCACCGTGAGTGGCATCGGGAGGGTCTGCCGGATGGAGATGTCCACCCCGTCCTTCCAGTTGGAGGAGACAGAGACCCTCTCGTAACCCATCAGCACGGGGGGCAGGGAGTCCATGTTGTCGTCGAGGTGGCGGGTGACTAGCGGGAACCAGTTCACACCATCGGAGGAATACTCTCCGGCGAGCGAGTTGTAGACCTTCACGTTCATCTTGTTGACCCGCATGCGCCTGCCCGCGGAGGTGCCGTCTTGGAGATCCTTCTGGAGCATCATCGGGACGAGTGTCGAGGTGTAGGGCAGACCCACCAGCACGGAGGTCGCAGGAGACTGCAAGGTGATGCTGCCGGACACTACGGTCGGTTGCGTCACGATAAGCGATCCTACGGCATTGTCGGCCCATACAGACACGGTCTTGCCCTCTAAGTGGGAGAGTCCGGTGATGGTTGAGGTGGGTGATCCGAAGGTCTGCTTCACCGCGGCATCGAGATACCACCAGTTGGAGGTGTCGGCATTGTCGAGGGCATCGCGCATGCCCTCACGGAACCGTTCGATATAGCGGACGACCGACCCGTTGATGGTGCGCTTCACGACCACATAGACCTCGTCCTCCTCATTGAGTCCGTTGATGGTGGCGACCGATTCAAAGGTGCCTCCGCTAGTGGTGTGCCTGCTGAATCCGACCACCTGCTGCTCGCGTTCATAGGTCATGGAGACAAGTTGCCCGTCCGTGCGGACAAGCCACAGGATGGCATCCGGCACACGTTGGTAGGCTTGCTCGACGATGCCGCCGCGGGTGACATGCTCACCGAGTGCGGTCAGATCGTTGGAGATCCATGTCTCGGAGTTCCAAGTGTAGACAAACTCGCGGAGCTTCCGGCCCATCTTTTGGAGGTAGATCACCGTGTCGTTGATGATCAACGCGGGCAGGGAACTTGACCCATATTTGGACTGTTTCTTGGCTAATACGTTGGTCGGGGTGAGGGGGCGAGTGCCGTCCGAGGAGGAGAGACTCCACTCGTCCTGCGTGGTGCCGACAAGCAGACCCGTCTTGGAGGTCAACCACTGGATTCGACCACCGGAATTGCTGGCGAGCGTGAAGCTATAACTGTCCGCGTCATAGGCACCCTGCCGGAAGTTTTCAAAGTCGTTGGTGACGCTGCCCCAAACCGTGGAAGGGGCGTTGCTGGTGCCCGCGAAGATGATGCGGCTCTCGTGAATGGAGCAGGAGGAGGGGTAACCCTGCACCGCGGAGAAGGCACCCTCCTTCCACACTGCGGTGGCAGTGGCGGCACCGAGAGCCTTCACGACCTGCGCCTTCACGGAGGTGCCGGAGGTGTATTCGGTGACCCTCACGAAACCCTTCAGTGTTGCATCGATAGGGTTGAATACCACGCGGGGTGCCGTGGATGCTCCGGTCGTGGAAGATCCCGTCACGACGATCCGCATCTGGCAAGTGGTCACCGTCTCGCCGGAGGAGGTTGCGTTGTAGTCGTTCTTGGAGGAGTAGGTGCGGATGGTTCTCCAGTTGGTTCCATTGTCATCGGACTGCTGGAGTGAGATCGTTGCCGTCCACGTTCCGAAGGTTTGGAGAGACCACTTGCCGAGCACCGTGATGCCTGCCGTGCCTGCCGTGTTGGTGAGCAGGGACTGATCCAGTAATTGGGTCGGGTTAGGGTGGGAGAGTTCCCAATAACTGCCGACATGCGCCGACTTGAAGATGGAGGAGGATGCCGTGAGGGTGATAGCACTGCCCGTGGTCGCTGAAGGGGTGATCGTCGTGCTGGTGGCATTGACATCTCCCATCGGTGCCCATGCCCACGGGATCTCGCCAACCGTGAAGGGAGGGTTGTTCGCGTTGGTGCCCCAATAGGAGAGACGCATCGGAGGGTAGGAGGGGTGGGTGAGGTAGACCACGTTGTTGACCTGCACCACATTCACATCGCGGAGGTCGCTCTCGGTGTAGGGAACCGGAGTGCCCAACGTGCCGGAGGTGGCGGCATAGACGGGTGCCGTACTGGTGGAGGCGTAGGTGATTCCGACTGCCTCAATCACCGAGGAGGTCGTGTAGGTGACACCATTCCAAGTCGCACCGACCGGATGCTTCATGAGGGCACCTTCCTTCCAGAAGCGCATGTATCCCACCCCCAACTCCAGCACGATCCGGTTGGAGTCGGAGAGGTTTAGACCGATCAAGCGGCAACGGGTTCCTGCATTCTTAGCGGCACCGAGATACTCCGTGCCACTTCTCCTGTTGGCAGGCCCGTACGGGGTGATGAGATAGTTCTCCAGTGTGGAGCAACCGGAGCGATATTTGTCGAGGTTGGTGCGCGAGGAGAGGTAAGGAGACAACTCTCCCGCGTTGAAGGAGGAGATCAGATCATGAATCATGCGAGCAATCCTCCGAACCTGCTACGCACGAGTGGTGAGTTCAGCCACGGTTCAATCTTGCGCGGGCGGGTGGAGTTGGCATCGATCCTGCCTGCCTCCGCGATTGCTGCCTTAAACTCCTGCAAGAGTTGGTTCTTCAGATCGAGAGATCCGGCAAGGGGTTTGGCTAACTCCGCGGCGAGCCGGAGGGCAAAGACCTCCACGAAGGATGGTGAGAAGGTGGAGGCATCGGGTGAACTGGAGATGTAGGCGATCTGCGCGGATTCCTCATCGGTGAGGAGGACGGAACCATTGATCTCGTAGTTTTTAATGGCATCGGTGTCCGTGAAGGCATTGAACTTCGTGATGCGAGCGAAGTCGGCGGGAAGCTGATAGGAGTAGTTCCAATCGAAAATGGGTGCCGCGGAGTTCCGCGACAGGGTGGCAAGCACGGTGGCAAAGTTCCAAGTGTTCTGCATGAGAACTTGGGCGAGCACCACCGGATAGAAGAGCTTGCAGAAACGGGATTCCAACGTGTTGTCATCGAGGCTTGTGATCGACTGATCTCCGATCTTGGAGAGTGCCAAATTGCAGACGGTCGTTGAATCCATAGAGAAAATGTTGGGTTAAAAGAAAGGGGTGGAGTCCCTGTTGTAGAGACCCCACCCCCGACTTGTGACTAATTACTGCTTGGTCGTGTCCGTGAGGATGGAGACCACTGCGGAGTCAAGGAGGCGGGTAGCCCCAAGGACTGCGGTGGAACGAATCGCCAGACCGTGAGAGAGGTCGGGGCGAATGTCCATGTAGGTCTTGCGTCCACCGTCCACGAGAACGAGAGCGTGTTTGTGGTAGGCGAAGCAGGTGCGGATGTTGCTGGAGACACCGAGACCCTCGTAGCGAACGATCTTGAAGCCGAGGAACGTGTCCACGGAACCTTCCACGAGTGCCTTCACCGTGTTGTAATCGTGACTTGTTACCTCAGTCGTGCTGAGAAGGTCAGTGATCTCGGCAGCACTCACAACGAGGATACGATCCTCGGAGGGAACTTCAGCCTTATCCATCTTGAACTTCGCGTAGCGAATCTTGTCGATGGTGAGACCGGAGTTGACTGCTGTTCCACCGAAAGGAACGCGGTTGACGGCGACCTGCTGGTTCGCGGTGTCGAAGGCGACCGAGGAGGTCGTCTGGATACCGAGAGTGCTGGAGGCAGTTTGAGTGGCGGCACCAACTGCGGCAGTAGCGATGATGCTATCGACAGTGCGGTTGTATGCGGCGACTTGCGACTGCATGATCTCGCTGGTTGGGTTGGAAACCGATCCGAGGAAGATTTCGTCGAATTCGTCCACGATGTTCGCGACATCGTAAGGGCGAGGATAAGCCCAACGGGATGGCATCGTGATGTCATCGGTAGGGGTGGCGGCATTCTTTGTGGTGACTGCCGTCATCGCGATCTTGTCGAGTTGGTTGAAACGGACAGCGGCACCGGATGCGCTGACGAGCTTAACGCGCTCTTTCAAGCGGGAATCAAGCTGCTGGAGGAGCAACTGCCATGAGTTCTCATAGGCAATTACGAAATGCTGATCAATTTGGGTAAGGTTAGCCATAATAGTAGGTGGGTGTGTCGCCGCAGGGGTTGGTTAGCGGAGACGGATTTGGATTGATGTCCGGTCTCCTCTGGTTCTCCCTAACGGGGGCAGACTCAATCGGGGCACTCCACCTACACGGGGCAAAGAATTTGGTTATCCTTCGATGGCGTTGCTCGGTATATACACCCTAAGGCAAAAGATCGCAAGCCCATCTGCTTAAAACTGGACATCTCATTGCAGAAAGTGCAACCGGATGTATGGTGAAATCTGTTCAGTCACCGATTCATCCAGTGGCAGGACCCCGTGAGAAACGGGAAACGAGTGTTCGATTCCCTCATCGGTCGATTGGCACAACAAGAAACCCCCACCGGAGAAAGCATAAACTCCGATGGGGGTGGACTTGAGCGGTCGAGCAACTAACCGTTCTTGTACAAATCGAGCACCAGCTTGTTGATCTCCTTGTCACCGTCCACATAGCGGGCGTGATACGGATTCTGAGGGTTCATCTGAATGTCCCGTGCCTTTGCCGCACCCGCCATGAAGGTGGCAGTGCTGTCGGAGTTGACGATCTTGTCGTCACTCACCATACGGGCGAACCTCTCTAGTGCCACCACGACCGCGGGATCACTGAGACCCTTCGTGTTGGGATCAAGTCCCGTGACTTGGCAGGCCCGCTTGACGACTGCCATGTTGGTCTCAAACTTGTCGCCCCACGCCTCGCCGAGTGCCTTCTTGCCTGCCTCGTACTCCTTCGCGGCGATCTGAGACTCGGACTGCAACCGACTAGCCTCTAAATGTGCGTAGTGCTTGAGGGCCTCCTGCGCCTGCGCGGGGGTCATGCCCGTCTTGTGGGCGAGAGCGTTGAAGTCTTTGACCTGCGCGGAGTCCAACTGCACACCTTCGGGCAGGTCATTGATCTCGGTCGGGTACTTGTCGGGAGACTCCGGCACACCACGCTTCGCGTTGAACTCGGCCCATTCCTCCGGTGTGGACTTCTCGTTGGGCATGATGATGGCATCTGCCTTCTTGCCGAGTAGTCTCTGCTGGTTGACGAGGGTCTTCGCCATTGCCGCGGGATCTTTGAATCGTCCCAATGTCTGCTTGTCGTTCTTGAACTCTTCCGGCAGTCGGTCGAGCCAACCTTCGCCAAACTCACCCTTCTCGTTGAGTGCCCACGGGGAGGAGCTATCCGTCTGAGTCGAGGTCGGTGTGGTCGAGGTACTCCCGCCAGTTGGTGGGTCGATAAGGCTTCCCGTTCCTGTGGGGGTCGATGTCGTCGTAGGGGTCGGGTTGGTGCTGGACTCGCTTGCTGCGAGAAGAGCGTTGCCGTCCACGGGAGTCACCGAGACTCCCTCGCTTGTGATGTTCATTCGGTTTCATTGGGTTGGTGTTTGCTGTCGTTTAGGGGTGGCAATACACCTCCCGCTAAAAATTGGGCATGTTCTGCCTCTGAAAAGTTCTCCTTATGCCACGCGATGAAGGCGGGACTATCCCGTAGGGAGTCCGGCTTGAGTTCAGTCTTTTCGCGCTGTCTTGGTTTTGGGTGCTTCATGGGTTGATCTGTGAATACATGCCTCGATGTGCAGGATCACCTGCCGCTGACCGTCACGGATCGCGGCTTTAAGCGGGTCGAAATTGCCTTCTGCGTTGGCGATGAAGGCGGGAGCATTCGATCCGAAGACCTTCTTGAGGTTGCTCATGACCTCCTGCCCTGCCTCCGTGGTGAGTACCGAGTAGGAGAGGATCTCCTTGGGGATTGAACTCATTGCTGCATGCCCCTCTGAAGTTGGGCACCTGCTGCGGTGTCCGGCTTGACGCTACCGAGCTTTGCCGCGATGTCTGCTTGATGGGCCTGCTGCTGCATCTGAGCCTGCTGCGCGGCCTGCTGCTGCCTCTGCTGGCGCATCTGTGCGACCTGCTGAACGTCACGGAGGAAGTCGGGATCACCACCATTGGCGAGCGTCTTCTCCCTAACGATCTTGTCGAAGTCGAAGTTATCGAGTGGCGACATGTCTCCGGTTGCGGAGGCAAGTTGCACGGCACTGCCGACCACCTCGTCGATGACCTGCACCGAGCGGGTGCCGACAGCAATCGACATGCGGTTGTTGAAGACCACCTGCGGTTCGGGGATAAATGGTTCACCTAATGGATTTAATTGGATTAACTCCTGCGGTGGAGGTGGGAGCATGCCCCTGCGGGCGAGGATGCCGTAGACCCGCTTGATGAGTGGTATTAAGAGTTCGGTGGTCAACCTTGAATAAGTCGGTGAGATGAGCACCAGTTTCTCGGACTCCATCGCACGGACTTGGGTCGCCGTGATGGGTGTGCCTCCGCGTTGAGCCTCCTCCTGCGCGAACATCTGGAACAACGGCACATTGAAAGCATCCTCGATGTGGCGTTGCTTCATGATGACGCGGTCTTGACCGATGTCGTAGCGTCCACCCGTTGCCCACTCACGCGGGATCGCGTTGGGGTCAGTGGCAGAGAAATAGGTGATGCCGCCAGCACGGAGATCGACATCTCCGTTCATGTCTTCCGGCACGAGAAGGCGAGGGAAGGCACTCAACTCGGCGAGGGAGTCAAGTTGGGCTTGCAGGAAATTCAGTTGCTTTGCGTCCGGCAGTGCCACCCACGAGGGAGACCACCCGTAGACCGACTGCTGCCACTTGAGGAAGCGACTGACCACAAAGGGTTGCTCATCGAAACCGCTATTGCGGAGGATGTGGCGGGCGTTGACCTCCACATGCACGGAGGCAAAGGCTTTGTTCTCGCCGTCGATCTTGCCCTTCACGCGATCCTTCTCGGAGCGTGGGTAGATCGCATGGATCATCTCGACCTTATGCTCAAAGTTCTTTCCGTCACCGCTCTCGTACTGCTTGCGGGTAGCCTCAGAGACGTTCTCGATGCCGTACTCTTCAACGAGTTGCCGGACGGTCATCTCCCGCCTCACGAGGATGGTGTCAACCATTCCCTCGTTGTTCTCACTGGCACAGAAAGTGCCTACGTCCCACACTTTGAAGAGGAGGGGGGAAGCAGAACCACTGTCTATGTAGACTGCCGTGGTGCCGAACGCTCCCCTTTCGAGATGCGCCTCATGAATGGTTGAGTAGAAATTACTGCGACCGAGTTCCTCCAAGATGATCTCGGTGCACTGAGCAAAGTATTCCGATACACCTTCCGCGTCCTCCATTGCCTCCGGTGCCGCGAGTTGCACCCAATTTGAGTGAGGGTCATTGACGTAGGACATGATGCCTGCCGCCATGATTTGATTGGCACGGACTGCTGTGGTGTCGAAAAGCTGAGTCTCCCTATCCGCGTTGGGGCCGACCTGCTTGTTGAGGATGTAGCTCTTCCGCGGCATGACGTAGGTGGCGAGCGTCTGCCACATGCTCATCCAGTAGTTGCGGTCTGACTCCAGTGCCGACCAACGAGCAAGCACCGATCCGGCGAGTGCCGTCTTGCCCTTCCCTTCTTTGGGTGTGTTTACACCCTTCGATAAAACTTCAGCCATACTACTTTCCTAAAAGGGAACCGCTTCCGGTCGCTGAGTTGGTAGCAGGGTCGCCGGACTTGAGGAGGGAGGCTTTATACCCGAACCCCTTCTGAGCGTTCACCGCACCCTGCTGCTGTGCCGCAGCAACGTCCGCGGAGGATGCTGTCGGTGGTGGTGGGGGAGGGGGAGGAGTGGGAGCCGGAGGGATGTTGATGACCGGAGGGGCAGGGACTGACGGGGCTTTGCCGCCACCCCCTCCTCCCTTGAAAATCGAAAGGGAGGGTTTCTCTTTACATGGTGCTGGAGGCATCGGGAGACCTCCCGCGAGTGCCATTTCCGGCGTTAAGAGGTTAGAGATGTCCGATATGAAGGAGAGGAACGCTTCGCGCATGCGGAGTAGATAGCATCCCATGTATACACTCGCAACCCGTTTCTACGTTCAAAGCTCACAAGAGGCAATTTATACCCCGCCTGCTTGAAAGCGGACATCATGTCGCCGCTATACAAGTATAGGTGCCAGCAATCAAAATACCGGAATGAATTGAACCACGGGTTGATAATCTCCTCCCGTGTTGCGGCATGGCAGACGGGTCTTGCCATGAGGAAAAGCTCCGGCGTGGAGACCACTAGACCATTGAGCAGGTGTGCCTCCAGATCCTCTTTGAAGGATCTCGCGCATGGTTCCTTCTCGTAGACTGCCGCGGCTCGCTCGACGGGTCTTATGTGCCGCTTATGTGCATTCATCCTCTGAACCCCATCGTTGCCACACGTTTGCGTTCCGGTTGGTATCCCATGTTGATCCTCTGAGGGATCGCACGACGATCCACGACCATACCCTTGGAGATCGCTTGAAAGGCTAGAGAGAAGGCATCTGCCGCGTGTGAGGCGTGGTCATGGACAGGTATGTCCCTTATCGTTATGCCATCAGTTTCCGACTTGCTGGCATATTGGTCGAGAGCATCAATGCCCTGCTCACACCCGCTCTCGTTGAAGGAGACGCGGGGGAATGCCTCTAATGCAGAATTGATCCCGTCCCACACGCTGATCTGCCGAGGAACAGCGACCACATTGGTAAGTCCGGCAGTCTGTAGTGCCCCTTGAAAGAGACCACCATTGGCGATAGCGGCATCGTGAGGAACGAAGTGAGTGCTCCAGTTGTACTGCTTCTGCATGAGACGTTGTGCCCATTCTGCGGGAGTTCCGCAATCATGCGAGCCGAACAAAGCCTCCAGCATCACGATTCTGTCGGACACGCACTGCCATATCCAAACCCGTTGGTTTAATGGGGCACCGATGTCCCACGAGGAGAAGACGGGGAGTTCCTTATGGTAGAGGATGTCGTTGGAGATCCGGCGATCCACGCGGGCCTGCTCAAGCAAGCGGGCGTAGATGGCACCGACCTTACCGACCGAGAAGTCACATTCCATCTCCTGCCGGAAGAGGTGTTCTGGTGTACCCTGTCTAATACTTTCAAGCTCATTGGGAGGAATGATGCCACTCTCGGAGGACTTGAGCATAAGGCTGAACCATTCGGGATCACTGAGGGACTGCTGCCACATGCGCCACAGGAATCCTCTGCCCTTCGGTGTGCCGGAGAAGATGCACCAACCGGAGTAATCGATGAGGGTGGGCCGGACGACTCCATACCACGCCTGCGGGTCGAGATCACTGCACTCATCGAGGACGCACCCATCGAGGTAGATGCCCCTCAAACGTTCATAGGCATCGCCACTGAACAAGCGAATGGATGCCTTATTCGGGAGGGTGACCTGCAAGTCCTGCTCATTGAATTTCACCATCGGGATGTCTTGGCAGAACTGCTTCAGATACATCCACGCGATGTTCTTAATCTGATCGCGGGTAGGGCCGATGAGGGCATACCTGCACGGGGGGCCGGATCGCTTGTAGCTCATGGCGCGGCTCACCATGTCCATGATCGCGTGATACGATTTGCCGCTTCGACGATGGGCTACAACGCATCCAAATCGGTTCTGCCTACGGATGAAGGGGAGGAACTGCTCCCGCGGATCTAAGTCGATGGTGACCTTTAGGGGCATGACTTCAGATCCCTCCTCATGGTGCCACACCCGTTGCGGCAGCACCCATTGTCTGCGCCATCAGAAAAGTCATAGCCTGCATGCCACTTGGTGAGTGGATAGAACCCGTCCGAGTGAGTGCAGCAGGCATCGCACACAGTGGAGTGGTCGCGACTGTAAGCAAACCATCCCGTCCCATTGCATTTGGGGCATGTATCACTCATTTCTCGCACTTGAGGCACTTGCCGGACTTCACCGACACGGGTGCCTTCCTGCCGCACTTCTTGCACGTTGGGAGGGTTGCTTTGGGTGTCATAGCTCGCAAATTTCCTCGCCATCTTCGTTTTCATTCACGATGCGGGCGCTATACCCAAGGTGCTTTAGAAGTTGCTGGAGTCGATTATCATCACAAGGGCCGTGTGCTACCTCTACTCCGTCAACTGACCAAGTTTCTCCATACTCTGAACAACATCCATCTCCGCATTCGTAGTCGTAAGGACGCTTTGATACTTTGATCTGT